TGCCAACATGGACTGTGGAAATAACGCCATCAGCGACCTTGCCCACTTGGACTTCCGCGACAACATAGGGACCTACCGACTCGACATCGACGGGTCGGGGCATCTGACCTACCAGAGCAATGTGCTCGCCTATGCGTCGTCGCTGTCGTCCTATCTTCCGAAGGCGGGCGGCACGATGACCGGCACCCTCACCGCCAACGGAGGCATGGGACTCACCGGGGGCATGGGCATCTCGCCGACCGGCACCACCAACGGCCTTTACTTCTCAAACAACGGGTCCAAGGGCTGCACCCTGTGGCTCGACTCCTCGGGACGACTTTGGATCACACAGGACGCGACGTCTGGCACACCGCGACTCATCACCACAAGCCCCGCACAAGCTACCCAGTAGGAGGCGACACCCGATGGACGAGAAGGACATGCTGATAGCGGAGTACCGAGCCACTCTCGATGAGGTGGTTTTGCAGCTCCACCTGGCACGAGTGCAGGTCAAGACTCTTCAGCAGATGCTCGTCGAACAGGCCGCCGCAAAGGACGTCTCTTCCTCGCGGCGCAAGACCAAGATACCCACCTGACCGGAAGGGATCGACCGATGCAACACATCATCGCGAGCTTCATGAGCAACCCGGCCTTGCTCGTCGCCGCGGTCGCCGCGGTGTCCGCCCTGTTCACGATCCTCGGGATCGTGGGCAACCAGTACTACAACCGGCGTCGGAGCAATCGCGAGGAAGAGACGCTCGAGATAACCGCCGCGAAGCTCAAGGAGGACTCCGAGCAGGAGGCGAACGATCGGCTCATCAAGCTGATCCAGCGCGAGGCTGACAAGAAGGTCGACGTGGTCAAGACGGAGTTCGAACTCCGCAGCCTCAGGATGCAGGCGTCCTACTCCAAGCAGCTCACACAGGTCCGCAAGGCTCTTGAGCGCAAGATCGCGGAGCTGGTGGAGGACAACCGCATGTATCGCTGCGTGTTCGCCCCCACCTGCACGGAGCGCAAGACGACGCTCGACGACGAGCGCCCCCGGGCCGAGTACACGGACTAGGAGCTGCGCATGGAGTTCCGACAGACCGCGGAGTGGTGGAACGCTCAATCTCCTGTCGAGGGTAAGGCTCATCGCGAGCTGTACCCGCACGAACTGGCAGGCGTCCGCGGCGGGCAGCGCAAGACGTGGGGCAACCGTCGCGGGGTAGGAGTGGAACTACACTACGTGTAGCCCAGGGGAGACGAGATGGACGAAGGTGCCGAGCGTGAACTGAGGCGCGAGATCGCGGACATTCTGCCACCGTGCTCGCTTGAGTGGTTCGACGCGCTCATGTACCGGATGCACCACGCGGAAGAGGCGCTTGCAGCGAAGGCAGACGGCCAGTCTCCCGAGGAGTAGCATGGACTGCGGCGGAGCGTCCGACCCGGGCCGCAAGACAGCTCATGGAAGGCAGCAAGCTTGCCGGGACGCTCCACCAACAGCTGCATGGAGAGGGTTGCGGGACAAGACTTACCACACCTGCACTCAGGTAAGGGAACGCGAGAGGATACCAACGATGGACAGCTACAAGCTCGGCAAGCGCGAAGCGACGAAGGACTCACGGGACCTGTGCTTCTCCTCGTATCGCACCGGCCCTCTGCCCCCGCACCCCAGGACGTTCGGCCATGAGGGTCCGGTCGGGCTGTGGGGGATGCTCGGCAACGACACCGTGGGCGACTGTGTGTTCGCCGGAGCCGCGCACGAGACGATGCTGTGGACGACCGAGACGGGGCATCAGGCGCCCTTCACCGACGCGTCGGTGCTCTCCGACTACTCCGCCGTCACCGGCTACACGCCGACGGATCCGAACAGCGACCAGGGCACAGACGTGCGCACCGCACTCAAGTACCGCGCCAAGACGGGCCTGCTCGACGCCAAGGGCGTTCGCCACAGGATCGGCGCGTACGTCGCGCTCAAGGGCCTCACGCAGATAGAGGAGGCCGTCTATCTCTTCGGGGCGGCCGGCATCGGCATCCGGTTCCCCGCGAGCGCCATGACGCAGTTCAACGCAGGCAAGCCGTGGAGCGTGGTCGCGCGCTCGAAGATAGAGGGCGGCCACTACATTCCGCTCGTGGCGCTCCGTGGCGACCTCTACTGCGTGACGTGGGGGAAGCTGCAAGCGCTCACGCCCGCGTTCCTCACGAAGTACGTGGATGAGGCGTGGTGCATCCTCTCGCCCGAGATGCTCACCGCCGGGAAGTCGATGGAGGGGTTCTCACTCGCGCAGCTGCAAGCGGACCTGAAACTGCTCTAGAGAGGGGCACTGATGAGAGCGATCGACTGCACGAACGACACGCGACCCTACATCGCCAAGCTCAAGGCGGCGGGAGTCTCCGTCGTGATCCGCTACGTCGGCACGTCGGCGTGGAAGTGCCTGTCCAAGCCCGAGGCGGACGCGCTCAAGAAGGCCGGCCTCGGCATCGCCTGCGTCTACGAGACGACCGTCTCCATGATGGACAGCGGCGGCAAGACCGCCGGATCCAACGCGGCGATCAAGGCGAAAGCCGCGATGAAGGCGTGCGGCGTGGGGCCCTTCTGCTACTTCACCTGCGACGAGGACGTCCCCTACACCTCTGAGCGCAACGACTGGCTCGCCGGCGCCGCCCAGGCGATCGGTAAGCAGAACGTCGGCGTCTACGCGTCCGGCTCGTTCGTGGCCGCGGCGCTCAAGGCGGGTCACGTCACCAAGGGGTGGAGGAGCCTGTCCACCGGCTTCCCCGGCTACGGGCTGCGCCCCAAGGGCCTTGTGCTGCTGCAGTTCGGCAAGAAGTACGGCAGCATCATGCCCGACTACGACGCTGACGATATGCTCGCCGCGGACGTGGGACAGTGGGGCTACAGTCCCACTCCCGTGCCGGCGCCCACCCCGAGCCTCCCGCGCACCTACGTGTGGAACGGCGCGGCAGTCATCAAGCGTGCGCAGGTCGACCAGTGGCTCCGCTCGTTCGCCGGCGGCAAGAACATCGAGTCACACAAGGGGCGGCTGCGCCGGACCGGCCTCATCCTCACCCCGACAGCGAGTGCTCGGGCGATCGTGCTCAACGGACAGACGCGCGGACTCACGATGCACAGCCGTACGACGTCGGACTCGACGCAGGCACAGGCAGACGCGTTCATCGCCACTCTCTAGGAGGTACACCATGACCACACCCACCCCCACCCCGTTCCAGCAGGTCGTCGCTATCGGCGAGACACTCCTCAAGGTGTTCATAGGCGCCGCGCTCGGCGTCGTGATCGCATGGGGGCCGTCCATCTTGGACAAGTCGATGGGCGACTGGAAGGCCGTGGCGGCCGCCGGCATCGCCGCCGTCGCCGTGTTCGCGTACAACTATCTCTCGCCGGCCTTCACGAAGTACGGCGTCGGCGTCAACAAGTAGGGCTCCCGAGCGCTGCGCGCCGCTCGTTTGCCATAGAGGCCCTTGGGACCCGCCCCGGCCCGAGGGCCTCGCTTTCGCGTGCTACGATAGAGGCGACACTCCTCCTCCGAGTGCCTGGTGCGCCCCCCCCACAGCGTTCGCTCGGGCGCACCGCAGGGGGTCCGCGTGGCGAGACGCGCGGACCCCCGCTCCGTCCCTTGAAGTGGGGCGTTGACCCACATTGCGCGAAGCGGTACTCTGACGGGGCAGCGCTGGGCGTGGGGCTCAGCGCGCAACGAGTGAGGAGGCATTCGAATGCTGTCCAACCTTCCCCCCGGCGTCACCGACGCCACGATCGACGATCTCTACCGCCGCGACGAGTGCGAAGACTGTCCTCGCTACGAGCGGTGCGGGTTCGACTATGACCTGAGAGCATGCTGGGCTGATGCGATGGACGACGTAGCGGACAGGGCGATCGACGCGGCGAGGGATGAGGATCTATGAGCGCCCCGGACCTCGACACGGTACGCTGTGTGGTCGTCGAGAGCCCGTACGCGGGCGAAGTGGCACGTAACACCGTCTACGCCCGTGCCTGCATGGCTGACTGCCTCAGCCGCGGCGAGGCTCCCTTCGCGAGCCACCTGCTCTACACCCAGCCCGGAGTGCTACGCGACAGCGACCCCGATGAGCGCGAGCTGGGCATCGAAGCCGGACTGGCGTGGGCGCAGCGCGCCGACGCGACCGTCGTCTACGCCGACCTCGGGATCACAGATGGGATGAAGCAGGGCATCAGGGACGCCATCGGCTGCGACAGGCCGGTGGAGTACCGCACGCTCGGCGGGTTGGTGTGGCTCCCCAATGAGTGAGATGGTGCGAGTCGACCTGCCTGCGCTGATGCGCGCCCTCGGTGACAGCGCACCCGAGGTCTACGGCGTCGCCTTCGCGCGCAGCTTCTGTCGCGCGCAGCGGGGCGATAAGCTCTCCATAGCGAACCTGGACCGCATGGCCGTGAAGCTCGGCGTCCACTACTCCTACCTGCTCGCCGACGAGGACGAGTTGTGAACGTCACGCTGCTGCCCCACGGCCTGATCGCCGTGTCCGACGCATACCGCGAGCGGACCGCCATCGCGGCACTCACGGGGGCGATGTGGAGCCCGGCGCTCAAGTGCTGGACGGTGGACGCCACCCCGAGCAACGCGGCCTCGCTCGCGGCCGTCTGTCCGACCCTGCCGCCCGAGGTGCGTGCGTTGCTGCCGAGGGTGGAGGCACGCGAGGCTCCGCGAGACACAGGACGGTGGCTCACAGCCGCCACACCCTACGCGCACCAACGCGAGGCGGTCGCCGCGGCGATGCAGGCGTTCGAGAGTGGTCGGCCCGGCTTCGCGTTGCTTCTCGAGATGGGGTGTGGCAAGACCCTCGCGGCGCTGGAGCTTGCGGCGCGACTCCACCGACAGGGCAAGGTGCGCCGGGTACTCATCGTCTGCCCGAGCTCGGTGGTGCCGGTGTGGTCACGCGAGATCGCACAGTTCCTCGACCGGCCGCGAGGCGCGGTCTCCTACGCCGAGCTGCTCGGCACCAAGACCAAGCGCCTCGACGCGCTCAGCTGGCTACAGGAGGCGCAGCGCATCTGCGGCGCGGACTCTATCGCCGTGGCGATCATCAACTACGAGAGCGCGTGGCGGCTCGGTCGCGAGCTCGCGGCGTGGAAGCCGGACATGGTGATCGCCGACGAGTCCCAGCGCATCAAGGGGCACGCATCGAAGCAGACCAAGGGCGTCACAGCGCTGGCGGCCCGTGCGAGGTATCGCCTGGCGCTCTCGGGCACACCTGTCACCAACGGCCCGATGGACGTGTTCGCGCAGTGGCGGTACCTCGACCCGTCCATCTTCGGCCCGAGCTACTACGCCTTCCGCGCCACCTACGCCGTCATGGGCGGATTCGAGGGCAAACAGGTGGTCGGCTACAAGGCGCTCGAGCGGCTCACCGAGCGGGCCCACTCCATCGCCTACAGGGTCACCAAGGCTGACGCGCTCGACCTGCCGGCCACGACGGACGTCACGGTGCCCGTCGAGCTCTCGAGCGCGGAGCGCGGCGCCTACCAGCAGCTCGCCCGTGACAGCGTGGCAGAGTTCGCAGCCGGCGAGGTGAGCGTCGCCAACGTGCTCACGAGGCTGCTACGGCTGCAGCAGATCGCCTCGGGCAGCGTACCCCTGGACGACGGGACGGTGCAGCGGCTCGGCACGAGCAAGGCCGACGCGGTGATCGAGATCGTCGAGGACGCGGTGTCCGGAGGGGACAAGGTCGTCGTGTTCGCCCGCTTCCGCTCCGAGATCGCCGAGCTGGTCTCACGCCTGCCGGGGTGCGTCGAGCTCACCGGCGACACGCCGACGGGCGAGCGAGGGGAGCTGGTGCGCCGGTTCCAGGAGGACGAGGACGTTCGGGTACTCGTGGCGCAGCTCCAGGTGGGCGGAGCCGGGATCACGCTGCACGCCGCCTCCACGATGGTGTTCGCCTCGCTCGACTTCAATTACGCATCCTACGAACAGGCCAAGGCGCGGATCCACCGCATCGGGCAGACGCGTCCGTGCACCTACTACCACGTGCTCGCCACTGGCACGGTCGACGAGCAGATCGCCGAGGCCCTGAGGCTCAAGCGTAACGTGGCCGACCTCATCGTGAACCGGGGCGCGAGGATCTTCGCCGCCCATTTCAGCACATGGACTCGGCTGCTGGACGACATCGCTGCCTACGACGAAAGCAGAAAGCCATGAGCCGCTACACCGACGGAACGCACGACGACTTCATCGCAGCCGTCACCCCGCTCCTGCCACCCGTCTGTGAGGGTGATACGGTCCCGCTCAGCAAGAGGTTCGTGGAGAGCGAGGAAGGCGACTGGATTGACCTTGCCAAGCCGACCGGCGACGTAATCAACGGCGAGCCGCAGTATCACTTCGCAGCCGAGGATGACCTTCTCGCTGTCGGTATCAATCCCGATGGAGACGAACTGTCACCGGATGACATTCGCGCGAGAGCATGGGAACGGTACACAGGAGACGCCGGGAAGCTAGGCGGGTGCTTCACAGCCTTCGACGCCGCTGCCCGCTACATCATCGACGCCGTGAGAGCGCAGCAGAAGGACGCGCAGACCGTCTCCCGCTCAGAGGCGATGGAGCGCGGGACACAAGCCGGACTGGAAGCCGCTTGGGAAGCCACTAACGCCTGCGGGGGCTACGACTTCTTCATGAACGGTGAAGGCGGCCGCATCGCTGTCGCAACCGTCGACGCCGCCCTCACCGCCGCTCTCGAATCCCCCATCGGAGTACCCGAGGATGTGCGGGAGGCGGCGAAGAGGATGCGGGAGCGCGTGAAAGGGGCAACCTCCTACAGCCACAAGTGGATGGACTCCGTTCCGGTGGAGCGCATCCGCACCATCCTCGACTGGGTGGAGGCGCAGCGATGAGCGCAGACATTCTCGGAAAGCCGAACGCAGAGCGCGTGTGGGTGTGTGACGAGTGTGGAAGCTCCATGCCCGACGAGGGCGCGCGTATCGAAGCTGCGAACAATCCCGATATGTGGGGCCATCCGTGCATGGCACATCCGCAATCAAAGAAGCCATGGCGCTGCGAAGCCCATTGGACGCCCTATGTCCCAGAGGTCAAGCCATGAGCGCCACAGAGCGCAAGCAGTGCACGGGCTGCGGCGAGAACAAGCCGCTGTCGGAGTTTGATCGCGACGCTCGCAAGTCGGATGGGCTGCGGTCGCGCTGTAAGAGCTGCCGCACGGTAGAACTTCGGAAGTGGAGACAGGCGAATCCCGAGAAGGCCAACGCTGCGACAGCCAAATGGCACAAGGAGAACGCTGAGAAAGCATCTGCCTCTGTGTCGCGTTGGCGTGCCGAGCACCCCGATAGTGTGAAGGCATTCTCGTCGCGGTGGCGTGCAAAGCATCCCGAACAAGCTCTTGCCATTACCGCTCGATGGCGAGCAGAGAATCCGCAAGCGGCCCACGCGCATGATGTTCTGAACCGCGCCGTTCGAACGGGCAAGGTCGTGAACCCTTGCGTATGCGAAGCGTGCAGCAATACGGGCAGGGCAGAAGCCCATCACGATGACTACTCCAAGCCGCTATCAGTCAGGTGGCTCTGCCATAGGTGCCACCGTGACCATCACCGGGAAGCGGGTGCAGCGTGAGCTCCGGAGACAACAACACCGAGCAGACGATCCGAGAACTGCGCGCCCACACGAAGGCGCTGGAAGCGAAGGTAGCGCTGCTGATGGCAGAGCACAAGGCGGCGAAGGCGTGGCGCACCGAAGATGATGACCCGCGCACCGCAGGGTACTACCACGCCCGAGACAAGTGGTTCCTCGCCATCGCAGCGGTAGAGGCCGCCAAGTGACCCGCCCGAACCTCGCCAGTGCCCTCGTCGACGCGACGCCGTCCCGATCACACCTCGTGCTCCTGCTGCACACCGGCATGGGCAATAAGCGCATCGCCGCTGCGTGCGGGGTGTCGCCGACCTGCGTTCGAGGCATCCTGTACGGCCGCCCTGAGCGAGGATGCCCGCCGTGTCGCAGGGTGAACCAGGCGACCGAGACGCGGATCCTCGCGGCGCGTCCCGAGTTTGCGCCCAGGCAGCTCATCCCGGCGCACGAGGTGTGGGCTATGATCGCCGACCTCATGGCGCTTGGCTACAGCGCAGCGTGGATCGCGGTGAACATCGGCAACACACGGCAGCTGCAGATCGACCGGTGCAACGTTGAGGTGGCAACGGCGGCGAAGATACTGCGGCTGTGGGAGCGCACCACCGAGCCTCGCAGCGAGGTCACGCATCACGACCGCACCGCCGCGACCAGGGCGCGCAAAGGCGCAGCCGAGGTGCGCTCGTGGCTGGCGAGGCCGCGGGGCCCGCATGCGGCGCCGACGGTGCGCACGGGGCAAGGCCGGCGGAGGGTGGCGGTGTGAGAAGTGGGGCGTTGACCCACCTCGGCAGGTAGCGTAGAGTCGCATGTGCACGCACGGCGTGGGGCCGGGCGGACAAACAGGAGGAGGATGCTCATGGCACTGTCCCCGTACGACAAGACGCACGTCGGCAACATCCTGGCGGGTGAGGGCACGTGGTTCGAGGCGCGGCTGCTCCGTGCGCTGGACGCGCTGCTCTGTCACGCCGATCTGGGCAACGAGCGGCTGCTGCGCACCACGTGGCCTGAGGAGTGTGCGGCGCTCGACGCGTTCAACAACCCCCCGAGCGAGGAGGCCTGACGTGGCCGACCTCAACGCACTGGCGGCGGCGCTCATCGACGCCAAGGACGCCAAAGCGCAGCGCGAGGATGAGCTCAAGGCAGCGAACGCGGAGGTGGAGCGCGCCGACGCGCTGCTGTTCGCCGCGATGGTCGACGCGGGGCTGTCCAAGATCACAGCCAACGGGTTCTCGTTCTCGCCCGACGTCAAGGATTACTACCGCGTCGGGGCGGCGAACATGGACGCCTTTCACGACCTGATGGACGCGCTGGGGCGCGGAGGGATCTTCAAGGTCACCGCCAACGCCCAGACCATCAACGCGACGCTGCGCGAGCTCGTGGGCGACGCCGAGGAGCTGCCGCAGGATCTGGCGAGCGTGGTCGAGGTCTATCAGCGGCCGAAGTGCAACATGCGCAAGGCGACAGCGAAGTAGGTCAAAGCCGCTCCTGGGTTGGGGGGAGTGGAGACGATACAAGGAGGAGAAGGACATGGAGAAGAAGGACCTGGACCTCATCCTAGCGGCGCACGTGAAATGGCGTCACGGCAAAGATGGGGGTTCGCGTGCGTACCTCGCGCGTGCGTACCTCGCGGGTGCGTACCTCGTGGGTGCGGACCTCGTGGGTGCGAACCTCGTGGGTGCGTACCTCGTGGGTGCGGACCTCGCGGGTGCGGACCTCGCGGGTGCGGACCTCGCGGGTGCGGACCTCGCGCGTGCGAACCTCGCGGGTGCGAACCTCGCGCGTGCGAGCCTCGTGGGTGCGGACCTCGCGCGTGCGAACCTCGCGGGTGCGGACCTCGCGCGTGCGAACCTCGCGGGTGCGTACCTCGCGGGTGCGGACCTCGCGCGTGCGAGCCTCGTGGGTGCGGACCTCGCGCGTGCGAACCTCGCGGGTGCGGACCTCGCGCGTGCGAACCTCGCGGGTGCGAAGATCAACGAAGGGCAAGAAGCATCGCTGCTTGCGGCGCTCAGGATCGTGGTCATGAATACCAAAGCAACCAAGGAGGACTAGCATGAAAACATCGAAGAAGGACGCACTGGCGACGACGGACGGGGCCTACCCGCTCGCGGTCATGGAGCCCGGCGCCGCGCTCGACATCGCGTCGATCGCATCCGAGCTCGGCGAGGACCCCACCAGCCTCGGCATGCTGCTGTTCACGCGGGTCAAGATGCCGAGCGGCGACATGCCCGCGTTCCAGATCGAGAACCCCGACGACCCGGCGGACGCCGAGGTGGTCAAGGAGATCGTCGGCGTCATCGTCGCGCACCACGCGGTCAACGCGTACTGGGCCTCACCGATGGAGGAAACGGGCGGCAACACGGCTCCGGACTGCGTGTCCCCCGACGGCGTGACCGCCCACGGCGACCGCGGCACCAGCCCGGAGACCGGCGAGCAGGACGACACGAGCGTGGCACATGACTGCGCGAGCTGCTGGCTCAACGAGTTCGGATCCTCGCCCGACGGCGGCAAGGCGTGCAAGAACCGCCGCCACCTCTACATCCTGCGCGAGGGTGACCTGATCCCGCTGCTCCTGCCCCTGCCGGCCACGAGCCTCAAGAACTGGCGCACGTTCGCCGTCAAGAGCCTCATGGCGCGGGGACGGTACTGGTACGGTGTGGTGACGCGCGTCGGCCTCGAGCCCGCTTCGAGCGCCTCAGGGGTCAAGTACTCCAAGGCAACGTTCTCCCTGGTCGACGTAGCGGGTGGCGGCAAGCAGCTCCCTGCGGCGCAGACCGCGTGGCTCAAGGGCTACGGCGAGAGCCTGCTCAGCGTGGTCACCGCCTACACACCGGCGATCGTGAGCGCCACGGCGACCGAGGCTGCAAGCGGCCCGGAGCCGTTCTAGCCATGCGCATCGTGGTCGATGAGAAGGGGCGGCTGCAGCTGCCCGCCGACGTACGCCGTGACTCGCGGATAGAGCCCGGGTGCGAAGTCGACGTGAGCGCGGACGGGGAGAGCGTGATAGTGCTCCCCGTCCCGCCACGGTGCGCCGTGTGCGGCACACAGCGCGGTCCACTCGCCGAGTTCGGCAACGACCCAGTACGCTGCATCTGCGAGCGGTGCACCGACGAGATCGTGAACGTGTCATTCCACCCGACGAAGGGATAGACCCATGAAGGCGACGCTCTGCGACCGTGACAGGACACCGATCATCGCAGCCGACAAGCTGCTCGCCGCCGGCCACGAGATGGAACTCGACTACATCGGCGGCATCCTGCGGAAGTGGAGCGCGGAAGCGTGAGCACCATGCGCGTAATCCTCATCGGCTCGTGTGACGACTGCCCGCGCGTGACGTGGCTTGACCAGTCGAATCGCCCCGGCTGGGGTTGGTGGCGCTGCAATGGAGGATTCAAGCCGGGTCTCAGCTACGATGATATGCGGGCGCTCGGATACGACAATGCGTTCCTTGTGACGCGTCCTCGAAAGAGGAGCCGCAACCGTCTCCGGGATGGGCACCACGGCCTGCCGTCGCCAGTGACGCCGCCGAGGTGGTGTCCGCTCAGAACGATTGACTGGCCCATTCATTACGAGTCGTCGTCCATGCGGATACTCCGGGAGAAGAGGGAACTATGAGCCATCTAGCCTTCAAGGACGCTGGCACAAGCCCGTCGGGCAAGACGAACCAGTGGGGCGTGTGGAGTACGGATGCCCGCGACGAGTGCCTAGGTAGCATTCGCTGGTACTCCCACTGGCGGCGCTACGTGTTCTATCCGCTTGGCGCTCGCCTGTTCGATGCGTCCTGCCTGTCAGAGATTGTGGCCTTTCTGAGCACGCAGACGTCAGAGCACCACAAGCGCACGAGCATGGTCCCGATTGTCGGGGAGGAGAAGGAATGAGCGAGCGCATGAGCGACGAGCGGCTGGGTGAGCTACAAGCATGGCGATCTGCCAACACGCGTCTCGCTACCCCTCTGGATGACATGCTCGATTTACTGAACAGCATCGAGGCAGAACGAGAGTATGCCACGGGGCTAGAGCGGGCAGCGGAAGACCTTGAGCGCAGGCTGGCATGTCTGAAGCTCGCGCCTCCGTTAGTGATGCCTCCTGAGGGGAGCACACGCACGATCCGGAGGTCGCAGATGACTGATACCTGCGAGGGCTGCATCTACCATGAGCGGTGGAACACTCTTCTCGGTCAACTAAGCGTGGACAACTGCTGCCTGCTTCCTGGTCAGAAGGTAGAGCGACAGCGTAGATCGGGCGAATACTCACCGTCGTACCCGTGTCGCTGCAAGGAGTTCGAGGAGGCAGACTATGACGAATGACGCCGTGAAGGAGGGCGGACCCAATGAGTGATGGCAACGCTCGGATACTCGAAGAGGCCGTAGAGATCGCCGAGTTGAGCGGCGCTTCGATGATTCCCGGCAAGTACCGCAAGGCGCTAACAGAACTCACGAAAAGATCGGATGTCGTGCGGCTCATGGAACGCTGCGTCAACGAGGGGTTGACCGTCAAGTTCACCTACCCCAGAGATGCCGACGCGATGCACCAGTGGGGCGTCAGCGGTCGAGACGTGTGGGCAACTGGGCGCGACCTCGCTGAGGCATATGTCCGGTATGTCCACGAGCGTCAGTACCGGGGTGAGGGCATTGCTTAATCCCCTGACCGCCCACGAGCGTGTCGGTATGTGGAAGACCCTCCGGGGCGCGATGTGGTCCCGCGACCTCGACGTGCTTTGCTCCGCGCTCTATCACGATCACGCGGCACTCGCGGCGAGAGATGGACTCCACAAGCTGCTCCCCAGCTGCTACTGCTGCGACTACCGCCGCGACAAGACGGGCGATTGCGACCGCACGTGCTCGACGTCGAAACTGGAGAAGTACCCGAACGACGACAAGGGGCCAGACATGCCAGCCCCGCAGGGTTCCGGCTGCTGTGAAGGGAGGACCAAGGGTGGAGCCTGAATACGCACGCGATGTGGAAACCGCGCTGAAGGAGGCGGGCCACTTGGTCGCCGGATGTGCGCGACCCTGCTATCCGGATTCTCGCGGCTGAAATCGAGATGTGGAAGGAAGCCGCCGCCGAAAACGGCGCGGCGCTTGACCTCGCCTGCGACCAGCTCGTGGCCGAGTGCTACGAGGAAGGCAGCCCGGAGACGATGGAGGACTGGCGCGACCTGTTCATGGGGCAGGTGGCGGGTGCGAAGCTCGTCATCCGCGACGCGCTCAAAAACTGCGCTGGCGACGAGCGATGAATCCCTACTACGAGGACGACTGGGTGACGCTGTACCACGGGGATGTATCGGCATCGAACTCGACGAGCGCTGGCTCGAGATGGCTGCCAAGCGGTGCGCGCAGGAGGTTCTGCTATGAGGGTCTACGTCGCAGGCCCCTACACTCACCCCGACCCGTGCGTGAACACGCGCAACGCGACACCAAGCCCTGGTCACTCGAGGTCCGGCTCACCGACGGCGAGGACATGTTGATCTTCTCCACCAAGGATCCGGTGGACCTGTGCGACGAGTGCGCCGACACACTGCTCGGCATCCTGCGTACCCGCGTGGTGCTCAAGGACTCCAACCTCTCCGCTTTCACCGGCGTCGAGCCGGTCAAGCCGGTCGCCACTCCCAAGGCGCCGAGCACTCCGCTCGCGAAATAGCTTGACGACGCTGCTCGCTCGGGGCGCATAGTCGACGGATACACGATGCACTTCTACGAGGCCCTCCGCTGTGGGGGGCGGGGGGCCTCGAGATGCGCGACGAAGGGGAAGCGGAGGCGACGCGGGTGCCCACAAGCTACGGCAACGACCAGGTCGACTGGGTCGAGTTCTATCGCACGCACGGAGTGGAGCGGATCAAGAGAAGCGGCGCCAAGCACACGGGACTGTGCCCGCTGCACGACAACACCCACACCCCCGCCTTCTGGTTCACCACCGACTCGGGACTGTGGAAGTGCGAGGCGGGGTGCGGACAAGGCAACCCCACACAGTTCCTCGCGCTCAAGGACAACATCTCCACCGCCGACGCCGACCGGATCATCTGCGAGCTCGCCGGCGTGGACAAGACGCCCCCCGCACCGAAGCGCAAGGCTGCGCAGCCACCCTACGACGTGGCTGCCTACGCACGTGAGAAGGGGCTCGACGCGGCGAAGCTCGCCGAGTGGGGGGTGACCGCGTCTCACAACGTCGTCCTGATGCCCTACGCGCCGGGCGACGACAGTGGCGCGGTGCGCAAGCGCAACCGCCCCGCTTCTACACGACGGTTCGCCTGGGTCACGGCCAAGGGCCCGGACGGAGAGCAGCACATGACCGGCTCGATGGGGCTCTACGGGCTGTGGCTGGCGCTCAACGCCGGCGCGACGCGCATCGTGCTGGTCGAGGGTGAGAGCGACTGCCACGCACTGTGGTCGCTCGGGATCCCTGCGCTCGGCGTGCCGGGCGCCACCACCTTCCGCGCCTCGTGGCTGCCCGCCTCGGTCACCGAGGTCCTCGTGCACGACGAGGGCGACAGCGGCGCCGCGGCGTTCATCTCCCGCGTGGCCGCGGAGCTCAACGGGCGGGCCGACGTGTCGCGGTGGTCGACGCCCGGAGAGGTCAAGGACCCGAGCGCGCTGTACAAGGCACTCGGCTCCGACGCCGCAGAGCCCATCCTAGCCGCGATGGCGGCAGCCGAGCCGGTGGAGGCGGGGGAGGATGCCCCCGCGGGCGACAGCGCGGCTCTGCTGGCCTCTCACGGCCTCACGTGCCCTCGCGGCTGGAAGTGCGACACCAGCGGCGTGCACCACTGGAACAAGGAGATGCAGACCTCGACGCTGGTGACCACCACACCGATCGTGCTCACGGGCAGGATAGTGGACGCCGCCACGTCCCACGAGCGCGTACGGCTGGCCTTCTCGCGCGGAGGCAGGACACACGAGGTGATCGCCGACCGCGCCGACGCGTTCAACGCGCGCAACATCGTCGAGGTGCTCGCCCCCCTGGGCGCACAGATCACGAGCGAGAACGCGCGCAAGATAGTGCAGTGGCTCGGAGCGCTCGAGCAGGCGAACATGGACAGCGTGCCTGTGGTGGAGAGCGCCCGCGAGCTGGGGTGGTGCGGCAAGCACTTCATGCCGACCAACGCACACGGGCTGCTGCTCGACCTGCCGCCGGGAGTGGAGGACGTGGTCGCGGCGTTCACGCCTCGAGGGGATCGGGACGCGTGGTTTTCCGAGGTCGGCGCCGCGCGGGCCAAGAGCTCGACGCTGCGGTTCATCCTCGCGGCCGGCGTGGCGTCGACACTGCTGCGCGCCACCGGCGGCCGGATCTTCTTCGTCTACAACTGGGGGAGCAGCCGGGGCGGCAAGACAGCGGCGATCAAGGCGGCGCTGTCCGCGTGGGGCGACCCGGAAGTGCTCATGACCACGTTCAACGCCACCGCCGTGGGACTCGAGCGCCGCGCGGCGCTCTTTCGCGACCTTCCGCTTGGTATTGACGAGCGCCAGGCGGCGGGCGGAGACCAGCGCAGCCTCGACAGCGTGGTGATGAGCCTTTCGAGCGGCACAGGACGCGTCAGGGGCGCACGTGACGGCGGACTGCAGGCACAGCAGCACTGGCGCACCATCGTGCTGGCCACGGGAGAGGAGCCGCTGTCTGGCTCCACGTCCAAGACCGGCGTCACGACGCGCGTGCTCGAGGTCTACGGATCGCCGTTCAAGTGCGAGGAGGACGCGGCACGCATGCACCTCACAGTCGCCGCGACCCACGGCCACCTCGGACCGGCGTTCGTGGACGAGGTAACGAAGATGAGCGAGTCCACCATCGTCAAGCTGCACGAGGTGCTCCTCGCCCACATCGAACCGTATGGACGGCAGCACGCGTCCTCGCACCTGTCCGGCATCGCCACAGTGCTCGCCGCCGACGTCGTGCTGTCCATGAGATTCTTCGGGTGTGACTACAAGACGGCGATGACACAGGCAGAGGAGCTCGGACTCGCAGTACTCGGCCGGGTGGAAATCAGCCAGGCGGGAGACGTGGACGAGGCGGCGTGCCTCTACATCGAGGACTGGCTGCACTCCAACGAGTCTCGGTTCACCACGCAGGCGTTTTCCACCATCCTCTACGGCGAGAAGCGAGTCACGGAGTGGCTCGTGTTCCCCTCCGCGCTGCGAGAAGCGCTCGAGAGTGCGGGGTTCTCCTACCGCAAGACACTGCGGGCGCTGATGGCCAGAGACGCGGTCAAGCTCGACGCCACAGGTGGCTGCACGACGAGCCAGCGTGTCTACAACTCCCAGAAGCGGGTCGTGTGGATCGACGAGACCAAGCTCGGCGCCGATCAGGAGCCCACGCTGGACAACGCGGCGCTGTCGACGCCAGCGCCCGGCGACCCGTTCTGACGCGCTGATGTGCCACCCACGCAACGACCATCTGATCGTCCGTCTCATCGCCGAGGGACGGCTCGTGGTCGACACACAGGGCATGGGGGCGCTGTGGACGCGTGATGGGCGCACAGGGCGCGTCAGGCGCGCCACAGAGCGCGTGGAGCAGGCGGGCAAGCGCCCTGCCGCTGCGGAGTATCGCAAGATCATCGTCAGGATCGACGGGCACGTGAGGTCGCTGCGGGTCAACCGTATCGTCTACGTCGCCGCGTTCGGGCCCACGGAGCTCGAGATCGACCACCTCGACGACGACCCGCTCAACTGCGGCATCGCCAACCTATGCGCGCTGACTCGAACCGAGAATCAGCACAAGGCGATGTGGGCCAAGTGGCTGCGCGACAACGGTCTCGGTCCCGAGGACGACGAGTGTGACGATGACGACGAGGATGCTGGTGACTATGCGCCGTTCTGAAAACGTGACGTTATCCTGGTTGTTATCCCATACGTTATCAGTAGTGTTATCCCAAACAAGTCCAGTACCTGCAGATACTCTCTATGATAACGCCTGTAACGCCAAATCTGCAGACCGTCTACACGTGTGCGCGGGCGCGCATGCGCGCATACGGACGCGCGGGCACGCGACCTTTCGGGAATTCCCGCGTTATCAGCAACAACTGTCAACACACCCCCGCCGACCTTGCATTATTGGGATTGCGCGGATAACATATAAAAGGCGTTATACATATAGCCCGGCGGATATTAGGGGGTTGAGAGTGGCAGCGGAAAGCACCGACGCGGTCGAAGGATTGTGTGTTCATCGGTTCAAAGATGCAGAAGAGTTGCCGGTTCGTAGATTCAAGGAGGGAGAAGAGCTGCCCGGAGAAGTCCGCTCATCGAAGGGGATCAGGCAGCGGCAGGTCGAGGCGTTCATCGCGTCTGGGGACAAGGCATGGCAGGTCAACATGTGTGGTGTGAAGTTCCCCGATCGAGTCCACACGGCGATACGTGGGGCGATTCGCTCCCTCGGGGTGTCCGGCGTATACCCTCAGATACGCGCCGGACAGGTCTACCTCGTGCGAGGTGAGCCCGACTATGCCGACCGCCGACGCCGCGCACTTTGAGCCGCGCGAGGTGCACCGCATGCGCTACGCGGCGGCTCTCGGGAGAGTGATCGAGGCGTACCGCCAGCCTGCGTCGGTGCGATCAGCCCACGCGAGGCTGCTGCGCACGCTGGTGGAGGAGGCGAGAGCCGAGCGGGTCAAGGCCACGAGCGTGTGGGCGTACAGCGACGACCCGATCAAGCCCGACGACCCGGCGCTCGCTCAGACGGATGCCTTCTTCGGGACGATAGAGGCTGTGGCGCAAGGCGTCGCGGGGACTGTGCCAGCGTGAGCGCGCAGCCTGAGGCGAGGATCGTGGCGGCCATCCTCACCGAGCTCGGGACGATGGCGCACACGTGGGCGTTCAAGGTGCACGGAGGCCCGTTCCAGTCGGCCGGCGTGCCGGACATCATCGGGTGCCGCTACGGGTCGCTGTTCGCCATCGAGGTCAAGGTGCCCGGTGGCAAGGCGACACGCTTGCAAGAGCTCGTCATGCAGCGTATCAGTGACGCGGGCGGGCTGACCGGGATAGCGACGAGCGTCGAAGAGGCGCTCGCCATCATCAAATGAAGGGGGCGAGGGCATGACGAGGCTTGTGGTATCGAGGGGCGTGCCGTTCGTGAGCCTGGACGTCGCGATCTGCGCGCTGATCGTCGGGGTGCTCATCGGCGTGTGGATCATGGCAATGCTGATAGGCCACGACGAGAAGGTGGCGAAGCGATGAGGGCTCATAAGCGAGGACGAACCGTAGCGCCCCAACAGCTCGACGTAATCAGCAGCGTGCAGCGCGACATTATGGTCGCGATGCTACGCGAGGAGCAGGCGAAGGTGGCCGCCATCAGGCGTGCCAGCTCGCGAGAGACGATGGAGGGTGGTCACAGGTGAGCGACACGACGTACGTGGGCAAGCATCGCACGCGTTCCTACGCTGAGACGATCGCAGAACGGCTCGACCTTGAGCGAGTGGAGGGGCGCACGTTTCGCGAGGTGATGGATGAGGAGTGGCGGCCTGACCCCGATGCACGGGGCACCGGGGTTCAGACGTTCGACATGATCGCCGAGGTGGTACACGCGAGCGGAGCGACGCTGGCGATGGGCCGCGGCGGGCGGTGCGTGCTGGTGTTCGCCGACGGCCTGCACCTCTCGCTGCACTCGCCGCAGGTGCTCTCGGATGCGCAGGCGCTAAGGTTCGACGCTGACGCGCGACGGGACAACGCCGTGGCGGCCTCAACACTCGCAGCGGTGGGCGCGGAGCCGCGACCGAGGGTCAAATCGGCGCGTACGGGCGCTGGTGAGGCCGTGTCCGTATTCTCGACGCCGCCGTCTCCGTCGGAGAACCGCAGCATCCCTGCCGTCGAGCGCATTGAGGACGACGCGCGCGCTGACGCCTTCCGCGCCGAGCAGCACACCAAGACCGTCGAGGGGTGGGACTGATGGCCTTGTTCGCGGTGCACGAGATCATGGCGGCGACCATCGACACGAGTGAGCTGCGTGCAGAGGAGGAGCTGAGGCGGCTGGTGGCGAAGCTCGGCGCCACGCCCCTGCTGCCGAAGATGCTGCGCCAGTGCCACGTGCGCGCTGGCCGCACCGGGCGCACCTACCTGTCGGTAGTCGAGAAGCTGACGCGGTGCCTGTCGCGGCCGGGGGCGGGCGAGGTCATGCGCGTCCGTACCCGCCGAGGCGAGTGGAACGAGCCGGATGCGCTGCCGGTCGCGGCGTTCCCCGCGTGGGCGCTCATGGACGGCGACGGCGCTGAGTTGGACGACTGCAGAAGGGCGTGGGGGCTGTGAGCAAACCACTGAGAGATCCTGGCCCCATGACCGACGACGAGTTCGTGGCGCAGCTTCGAGCGGTGGCTGGACTACCCGACGAGCTGGTGATTGGCAAGGAGAGTGTGCGCGAGCTTGCGCGGCAGGAGGTGTCGCTGATTGACCGGCTGGTGTTGGCGCTCGAGGATACCAGGGCAGGGTTGCGATCCCTCGTGTATCAGGTCGGCGCTCCGGTGACGATCACACAGGCTTCGATGGTGGCGGCACCGCGCACGCTGGTGTCGCGGCAGGAGCCCGACGGTTCGGTGGTACTCGGATTCCCGCTGGAGAAGCCATGATCCCGTCCGCATTCATCCTCGTGCTGATCGCCGTGTTCTGGGCGGGGATGATCGCCGAGGATGCCGTGCACCCACCTCGGGATAGCACCAGCGTTATACTGAGCGCCGAGGAGGGGACGACACGTGAAGATCGAGTGTACCTATGACCGCCTGGTGGCGCCGGGCGACCTCACGCCGGCGAAGTCCAACCCGCGCAAGCATGGCAAGGAGCAGCTCCGCCTGCTTGAGAAGAACATTCGCGAGCTCGGCTGGCGCTACCCCGTGGTGGTGTCCAAGCGTAGCGGCAGGATAGTGGCCGGGCATGCACGGTGGGAGGTCGCGACGCGCATGGGGCTCACCGAGATCCCCGTCGACGACCAGGACTTCGCGTCCGACGCCGAGGAGCTCGCTGCAATCATCGCCGGCGACAAGCTCGCCGAGCTCGCCGAGGTGGACGCGCCGATGCTGCGTGACCTGCTCGGTGCGATCGACACCAGCGACATAGACCTCGAGCTGACCGGCTTCACCGAGTGCGAGATCGCAGGGCTGACGGGCGGGCCCAGCGCCGAGGTCACAGAGGACGAAGTGCCGGAGCCTCCCGCTGTGCCTGTGACGTGTCCCGGTGCGGTGTGGTTGCTGGGTGGCTACACGATGGAACTCGACCCCGCGTACTGCGACGTGATAGTCGCCAGGTGGGAAGCATTGACGGGCGAGAAGGCGGTGCTCGAGGATGCCTCGTAAGGTTGACGGGCAGGAGCAGCCGCCGAACAGCGGGGCTCGTGATGCTCACGGACGTTTCTTGCCGGGCAACCCCGGAGCGTGGAAGCCGGGGGAGAGTCCGAACCCAGCCGGTCGCCCACGCAAGTCCAAGGTGTCCGAAGCCTACAAGTGGGTGCTTCAGCAGCCGGCCTTGAGCATCGGCATCAAGCCTGAGCAGCTCGCACAGCTTGGGCTGGAAAAGACTGCCACAGTCGCCGAGGCGATCGGTGTCACGACCGCTCGGGCGGTGCTGCGTGACGACGCCTCAGCCCGTACGAGTATCCTGAACTACACCGAGGGTGCCCCGAAACAGGATGTGACCACACACGATGGCGACCTCGAAAGCCGGTCCACGGAAGACATCGTCGCAGAGGCCGAGTCCATCCTCGCCGAGTGGCGACTCGGATCAGGTGGGACGGCTGGCCCTACTGACGGGCGAGCTCGCAAGGCGCCGAGACCGCGCAAGCGCTGAGGTATCGTTCGCTGAGTTCGTCCGCCAGGCATGGCACATCGTCGAGCCCTCCACGCCGCTGCTGTGGAACTGGCACATCGATCTGCTGTGCGAGTACCTCGAGTGCCTGACGTACTGCGATATCCGGCGCCTCATCATCAACATTCCGCCCCGCTCCATGAAGAGCCTGCTGGTCACGGTCATGTGGCCGTGCTGGGAGTGGATAGTCCGCCCGACGCGTCGCTACCTGTTCGCCTCGTACGCCTCGAGCCTGTCCACCGACCACAGCGTCCTGCGCCGCCGCATCATCGAGTCGTCGTGGTACCAGTCCAACTGGCCGCAGATAGTGTTGGCGCACGATCAGAACCTCAAGACGCAGTACGAGAACACCTGCTCCGGCACGATGATCTCCGGGTCGGTGGGGTCGACCATGCTCGGCAAGGGCGGCGACGTGATCGACATCGACGACCCGGTCAACCCGTCGGAGGTGTACTCGGATGCGGACAGGGCGTCGGCTAACGAGTTCATGGACCGCGACCTTCCGTCCCGCCTCAACAACAAGGCTGAGGGCATCATCGTGATGGTGATGCAGCGCCTGCATGACGACGACCCTACCGGGCACGTGCTCAAGCGCGACATACTGCACGAGTGGGTGCATCTGTGCCTACCGTCGATAGCGGTGTCCGACGAGCGCATCGTGTTCCCTCGCTCAGGGCGTGTGGTGAATCGCCGCGGCGGCGGGTTCGAGGTGCTGCCCGGCGGCGCCATCAAGTGCCACGGCGACCTGCTGTGGCCTGAGCGCGAGGGCGAGAAGGAGCTGTCGAGCCTGCACGTGGCTCTCGGATCCCGCGACTTCGGGGCGCAGTACCAGCAGGAGCCCGCGCCGGCCGAGGGCGCGATGTTCCAGACCTCGTGGTGGCAGTTCTACCACGAGCCGCCGGACCCGGAGCAGTTCGACGAGATCATCCAATCTTGGGATATGGCGTTCAAGGACGCCAAGACCTCTGACTTCGTGGTGGGGCAGGTGTGGGGACTGAAGGGGAGCGAGAAGTACCTGCTGGACCAAGTGCGCCAGCGCGCCGACTTCCCTGCCACCATCCGCCTCGTGCGGCTGCTGAGCTCCAAGTGGCCGCAGGCGCTGCTGAAGCTCGTGGAGGACGCCGCGAACGGGCCCGCGGTGATCTCCGAGCTGCGCCGTGAGATCGCAGGCATCAAGGCGGTCACGCCGAAGGGGAGCAAGGAGGCGAGGGCGGCCGCCGTGACGCCGACGATCGAGGCTGGTAACGTGTATCTTCCCGATGAGACGATCGCACCGTGGGTGGCGGAGTTCGTGTTCGAGTGCTCGCGGTTCCCCTTCGGAGCCAACGACGACCAGGTAGACGCCTGTACGCAGGCGCTGTTCCGCCTCACCCGCACATGGACGACAGAGAGCATCCGCGCATATCGGGGGGTCGTGTGATCGCATCACCCGACAGGGCTGGTGGTTTCGCTCATGATGCGTTCGTGGCGGCGCTCGACGAGGTGCGTCGCAGTCGCGGAGCGCTGTGGCAGGACGTGGCGAGGCAGTCCGGCATCTCCCACACCACGCTCTGCCGACTGAGGAGCGGTCGGAACACGGACATCGAGAACTTCGCGGCGCTGTGTGCGTGGGCCGGGCTCTCGCCAGGTATGTTCATGTTCCGACGTCGCTCGAAGGGGTACGATGGCGCCGACAATGCAGGGGGAAGGAGCGGGGCATGAGGGTCTACGGTAAGCGCGAGGGGTACGGAGAGCCGGATGCAGCGCCGAGTCACGTCACCCGTGACACGCTGGTGTCTGATGCGATCCGAGCGTACGAATGGGGCGTCCTCACCGACGGCGAGGCCAAGACGCTCATCCGTGAGCACTTCGGGCTCGGGGAGACCTCTGTCGCTGCGCCCGGAGTTGTGACCGGCGGTACATGCAAGTGGTACGGCGCGGACGGTCGTGAGATCCAGGTGACGCTCCCATGAGCATCCGTGACAGACTCGCGGGATGGGTGGACAAGCGCACCACCCCTCGCAAGGTGCACCCGCGTGACAGCGTGACGATCGTCTACCAGGGCCCGACTCCGGATGCTACGCACGCCGCGGAGCTTGAGAAGGCTGTCGCTGCGTGGCGGGCCGGGTCGCCCATCGTGCTCTTCTTGCCGGCCGGATCGAAGATGGAGGTCACGCGGCGCCCGGTATCCGTGCTGCGCCGTCTCGGTGCCGCGGCTACATGGGTCGTGCGTCTATGGCTGGGGCTGCCCCGATGAAGAGGCTGCGTACGTACCTGAGGGCTCGCCGCACGCTGCGCTCCCGTAAGCGCGTCCTGGTGGCGCTCGCGGTGCTCGACCAAACGATGAAGTCTGCTCACATGAGCAGGATAGAACGGCGGCGCATGTTCCGCGAGATCATCGCGGAGTCCAAGCGGCTCGAGATGTAAGGAGCACGGCATGCCCGGCATCCTGCGTGTGAGCAAGGCCCTCGGCGCGTCCCAGCAGGGAGCGCCCGCGTGGAGCGGTGCGACCTTCGGGCCGGGCCTCCCCGTCTCTCCCGGCGCTCAGCCGTGGGAGGAGGGCAAGCCTCGCGAGATCGATTACAAGCCCTCCGTCAACGCGAACATCGTGCCTCGTAGCGGCTACGGGCTCACGACGTTCCAGACGCTGGTCGAGACGTTCCGCCTCATCACCGAGGTGAAGATGGCGGTCCATCTTCTCACTCGGGAGTTCATGATCTTCGAACCGGCGCTGGTGGAAGTGGGCACGGGTGAGCAGGTGCCCGCCGACCATCCCGAGTTGTGGATGCTGAGCAGCCCCGATCGCCAGACTCCGTGGGACGTGTGGGTCAAGCAGGTGCTGCAGGACCGCCTCGTGCTCGACGCGGCAGCGCTCTACATCGATCGTGGCGCGCAGGAGATACGGCGCATCAACGGCTCAACGCTGTTCGCGCTCGTGGACGTGCACGGTCGCCAGCCTCGTCCGCCCTCGCCCGCGTTCCAGCAGGTGATACAGGGCACGCCATTCCAGGCGTTCTCGACCGAGGAGGTCTACTACCATCCGGCCCAGCCGTGGATCGACGCACCCTACGGCATGACGCCGATGGAGGACTGCTGGTCCGACGTGCAGCTGCTGGCACAGATCAAGGGGTTCGAGCTGGCCTACTACACCGAGGGCAACACGCCTGAGGGCTTCCTCGGATTCGGCGAAGACACGATGAATCCTGAGCAGGTCGGGGAGTGGACGGCCACCTACAACGCGCGCCTCAACGGCCAGCCCGAGGAGCGGCGCCGCATTCAGATCCTGCCGAGCAAGGACGCTGTGTGGATCTCGGGCAAGAAGGCCGAGTTCCCGAAGGATGCCTACACCACGGCGTTCAACAACGTGAGCCTGTGTTACGGCGTGCCGCCCTCTGAGTACGGCCAGGTTCCCGGCCGTGGGCTCGGCGGATCCGGGTACATGGATTTCAACCAGCAGTCCTTCTTCCGCATGGGCCTCGGTCCGCTGAAGGACTACATCGAAGGCGCGATGAACGCCGCACGCCACGGCCTGGACCTCGACCCGGCGGTACGCTTCGAGCTGCAGCTCCCGACGACCTCGATCGACCCATCGACGCGCCAGACTGCGGCGGTGCAGTGGTTCATCAACGGCTGCATCACCCTCAACGAGGCGCGCTCCATCTTCGATCAGGAGCCGGTCAAGGGTGGCGACATCCTCATGGTGATCCGCAACGGCGTACCGGTGTCGATCACGTCATTCCTCGCGAGCGGCTACAGCGAGGAGGAGGCGGGCGGGGATGCGGCGATCTCCACGACACCTGCCACCACGCAGGACGAGAAGGTGGGCCGCTCGATGATCGAGAGCGGCACGCCGTCCACGTCTTCATCGTCCTCGCCCCAGAGCGTGGAGGAGAAGGCGCTGTGGGCGGAGATCGCCAAGCTCAGGCGCGAGGTCGCACCGCCCGCTGCATCCAAGTCCGTCGAGGCGCCTCACCCCATCGAGAAGAACACCGGGGTCGCGGTCACCGACGACGAGTATTACGGCGCGCCTGTGCTCAAGGCAGGGGACGTGGACTGGCCCGCGGGCGGGCATGCGAACGACGTGCAGATCGTGGCGATTTCACCACCCGGCCTGCCGACGAAGCCTGGCGTGTGGAAGCCGCTCGCCGGCGAGAACCCGAAGCTGGTCAAGCGGGCCGGCGGCCCTCAGTGCGCCAGGGAGCAGGCGGCGTACATGCTCGACCGCGCGCTGCAGTTCTACTGCGTCCCCGTCGCGTACATGGCGTCCGTCAACGGTGAGATCGGCTCCGTGGCGATGTACTCCTCGGACAACCTGCCTGCCCGCGACGCGGACAAGTACGCCTCCGCGTGGGTGGAGCGCGTGGCCATCCTCGAGTACATCGACGGCTCGATCGACCGTCACCGCGGGAACTGGCTCACGGCGTCCGACGATGAGATGCGCCCGGTGCTCTGCGACAACGGGCTCACGTTCCCGACTCGCAACATGCCGATTTTCTCACCGTTCCTCGCGGCGTTCGGGGACGCGGAGCTGTCCAAGGATTCGATGGCGCGCCTGCACGGGTTGCGCACCAACACGAGCTTCTGGGACGACCTGCCGCGCGTGGTGGGCAACGACGCGACCAAGCTCGCATCGGGCAGGCTCGACCGCATACTGGACACAGGGACGCTCGCCATCGTGTCGCTCGACACGGCGGCTGCGACGGGGGCCACGACCGAGACCACCTCGGGGCCCGAGGATCACACCGTGTCGGAACTGACAGAGAAGGAGTAGAGGGATGAAGCCACTGATTCGTATGAGCACGGCGGCGCTGGAGGAGGTCGCGGCCACGGAGGGCGTCGACCTGTCCTCGGCTGAGACGAACAAGGAGCGCGTTGCTCTGATCGAGGCCCAGCGGCCGTATCTCCTGCGCGCCACGATCGATGTAGAGCGCTGCCGCGTCGAGCACGAGGCCGGCGGATACTTCGTGTTCGGGCTGGACCACTGGGCACCGTCGTACGTGTCCGCGGAGAACTTCGAGCATAGCTACACGCTGGCCTAGAGGGGGGCACATGGAGTCGCCGTACGCAGAGACGAGGACCGCACTCGCGAACGCGCAACGGCGGCTCTTGTCCGCCGACTCGCACCTGTCCGCGCACAACGCCGAGCAGGCTCGCAGGGACGCGCTGATGGCAGCACAGATCATGCTTCGGGCCGGTAGGAACCTCATGGAGAGGTGTAAGCGGTGATCCAAGAGTCTCCGTACGAGTGTCCTACCTGCCACTTCCGCTTCTCAAGCGGGGAGGCGCTGGCTCGTCACGTCGCGAGGCACGATGAGGTGCGTGCGTTCGGCGCGTTCGAGTGCCCCACGTGCCACGAGCACTTCTCCACGCACAGGGAGCTGGCGCTGCACGCGTTCAGCCATCCGAAGCTGCCGGTCGTCCCTGAGCCACGTCTCTGCGTCGACTGCGGGTGCGACATCACGGGGCGGGCTCACAACACGCAGCGCTGCGCCGAGTGCGCCGCGAAGGACCACTCGCGCAAGGTGGGCGAGGCCAAGGCACGCAGAGCGAAGGAGAGTGCGATGGGGGCAAGCGGGGACTACGAGTGCAGCGTGCGCCACAGGACGTTCGGGACGGGCAACGCGCTGGGCGGCCACATGAAGGTGCACAACGCGGCGGAGAACGGCGTGCGCCCAGAAGTGTCAAAGGATCCGCCGGCTGATGCTTCGCTGGTGGTTGAGGAGCAGGCGCAGGTCGCGGAGTCTGTCGAGGTATCGGCACCGAAGCCGCACTTGCCCGGGTGGGACGACGTGCGGGGCATCCTCAAGGAGGACACGGTGCTCATGGCGGGCATGCTCGTGAGTCCCGAGACGAAGATCCTGTCCGGCGCGATTGAGATGATGCCGATGCCCGGCGATGCGTGGGCACTCGCCGATTACAATCAGTGGCTCGCGATGTTCGACTCCGTCTGCCGTGTGGCCTACAGGCTGCCCCGGTGAAGCTGTCCTCCAACCGTCCCGAGGTTCGCCAGGCATGCGCCAAGGCCGAGGCGGCGTTCGTCGCGTCCACCAAGCGCGCCTACGCCGACGCATGGCGGCAGGTGAAGGCCGCGATACCGCGTCCCGGCGCCACAGGCGGCGACGTGGGGGGGCTGCGCGACCCGCTGGTGCTCGGGGCAATCGCTGATACGATCGAGGCAGGTGTGCGCGATGGTGCGGCCAAGGCGGCTATCATCGTGTGCAACGGCCACAACGCCTTCTTCGAGGGCAAGCGCTACAAGTGGGCGCCGCTGGACCCGCGTCAGATGCTGGCGCGCTACAACGTCAACCTCGACCGCGTTACAAAGGCGTTGGCGCTGCCGGTCGCAAGTGAGGCCGCGCGCCAGGCCGCGGCGCTCGCACAGGGGCTGCACGACGTCGGTGGCATCAAGTCCATATCGCAGACCGTCACCGGCAAGATCGTGGCGGAGGTCACGAACTACTATCACGACCCGGAGATGAGCGCAGGCGACCTCGAGAACCGCCTCGCACCGTACCTGTCGCCCTACAAGGCCGATCAGGTGGGCATCACTGAGACGACGCGCCTCAATGCGATCGCCGAGAACATGACCGCGCAGCAGCTAAACGCTCCGGGGGGCATATTCGACACGGCTGAGGATGAAGCCGTCTGCTCAGAGTGCGACGGGCTCGACCAGACCGAAGTGCAGATGGACGACCCCGCTACGACGCCTCCACTGCATACCGGTTGTCGGTGCGGGCGGACGATCGTGCTGCCTGACGGGACCGAGGAAGAGCAAGACGATGAGTGAAGTGCTGTTGGCGATCCTGACAGTTACAGGAGCGGTGGCATTCGCTCTGCTGGCACGCGGAAAGAGGACACCTAAGTCGCCCACTCTCTACCTTGATGGTGACCCTACACCTCCGTGGGTCTGTCACGACTGGCCGGTGCCAGGGCATGGGTTCGTGAGGCGCTACAGATGAGTGACGAGCCAGTCTTCGAAATGAAGGTGTCGGACGGCCTCAAGCACTATCCCGAGTCCGTGATGAAGGCGCTCGCCTTCGCGGCCGCCGGCTGGCACGGCGCGCTGATGAAGTACCCGCCCCAGCGGGGGTTGCGACAGAACATCGCCACCCGCAAGAAGACCTCGGACGTCGCCTATAAGCGCACGCACCACTTGGGCATGAAGGCCCGCGGCGAGAAGCTCACCACCGTGAGTGTCGACCTGGGCGGGATCTACTACACGCCGTGCGTGCTCAACGTGCGCAGGAGCCCGGCGTCACTGGCCGGCGAGACTATCTGGCCCGGCAAGCTCGACGAGGCGAAGCTTGCTGCGTCCAAGGCGTTCAACGCTGAGTTCAAGCGGAAGATGAAGGGCCACGTGTAGTTCGGTCCACTTTCGTTCGCTCCTTCCCCTAAGGCTCATGTGTAGGTATAACCTTCGCGGTGAAGGGGGTCGCCGTGAAGCGCCGCGTCTCGTTCGGCTTCGCAATCACCAAGTTCGACGCTGAGCAGCGGCTGGTATACGGCTGCGCCACTGACGCGTTCGAGGACAAGCAGGGCGACGAGGTTCCCTTCTCCGTGGCCGTGGCCGCGTTCGAGGAGGGCGCTGATCGTCTAGGCATCCGTGAGATGCACCAGCCGATCGCCGTCGGTCGCCTTGAGGGGTGGGTGCCCGACGAGGCCCGCCAAGCGATCGACATCTGCGTCTACCTCTCCGACACCCCTGACGGCGAAGCGGCCCTCACGAAGGTCAAGGAGGGCATCCTCAAGGGCTTCTCCATCGGCGGCAAGGCGCTGAGCTCGCACCGCAGCGGTGGCACCACCGTGATCGACGTGCTGGAGCTCATCGAGATCAGCCTGGTCGACGTACCAGCCAACCCCCGTGCCGTGATCTCAGTGGTCAAGGCTGAGATGTTCGATGAGCCCGAAGGAAGGACGCCCATGCGAAACCTGTCCGGGAGCTACCAGGAGCGCGGCGAGCAGATCGCCGGCGCGGTATCCAAGGCGCACCTCGGCGTGGTTGTGGACTGGTCTGTGGACCGCGTGAGGTTCGAGGCTGACGGGCGCACCTTCGAGTGCGCATGGGGTTCCAACGGCGACCAGATCGTTCTCGGGCCGCCTGAAGAGATGATCGGAGAGTTCGTCAACAAGGCGGCAGCGCCGCAGTCAGCGAAAGGAACAGGCATGGACGCAGGAATCGTGAAGGCGCTGGGGACCATCGATCAGACGGTCGCGGTCGCCAAGGCTCTGCAGGAGAGGGAGGTCCTCAAGGGGTCCGACGTCTCGTCAGCGCTCAGCCAGATCAGTACGCTTCTCAGCTCGGTCGGCTCTGATCCCGATGCACTGGCGCAGGCCCAGCAGGCCCTGTCCGTCGTCGGTGACATGGTCTCGACCCTGAGCGGGTCCTCGACCAGCACGTCCACCGGCTCATCCTCGAGCACGCCGTCCTCATCCTCGACGCCATCCTCGAGCACGCCGCCCTCATCCTCGACGCCATCCTCGAGCACGCCGTCCGACGTGACGATGTGCAAGGACGAGGACGTCCGCAGCGAGTTCGAGAAGCGCTTCGGCTCCAAGAGCACTCCGAGCACCACTGGCACCACCAGCACCAGCACCGGTACCACCACCCCGTCCACCTCTACACCGTCGTCCGCCTCGACACCGTCCACCTCGACCCCCTCGACCGTCACCAAGGCCGAGGTTCCCGCCGCTCCGGGTGCTCCCGCGGGCTGCGAGAATGCTCCTGCCGTGACGCCCGGTGCCACGATGGGCGTCACGCTTCAGGATGCTGCGACCGCTGGCGCGAAGGCTGTCATCGCCGAGCTTCTCGGTGGTGGCGAGGTCGCCAAGGCCGAGTCCAAGGAGATCGCCGAGCCGCTGCCCGAGAACATGGTCGCGGCCGGGGACCCCGTGCTCAAGGCGATGGAGGCTGGCGATCAGCATGCCGCCCTCGAGGCCGCGCACGGAGATCCGCTCGAAGCCGAGCAGTCGGTCATGAAGGCGGTCGCGGCCCAGATGGGTCAGGCCGTCCGCCATCACCTGTCCCGCAGGCCGTAAGGCACGAAGTCCCACCCGTCAAGGATCGAAAGGACGACGACACGCCATGAATGGCAACCTCTCAAAGCTCGCCACCCTGCTCGGCTACGGTGGGGACATCGAGAAGGCGCTGAGTGCATCGAGCTCAGGCTTCGACGGTGTCAACCTGGAGCCCCAGGCAAAGCTCATGCTCCCGTTCTTCAACGGCCTGCGGCGCCGCACGCCGACCGACACGGCCGCACGTGGCGCCCTCACGGCCGACTTCAAGGTCATGATGGGCTTCCCGTCCAGCTTCTCGTTCGCCGGCGCGCTCGGCTCGGCTGAGGCCGCCGTCGGTTCTGCGCTGGACGCCAACGCCACGACTTTCCAGGCGCCCTACGCGACGCAGGCCATCAAGGGTGAGGTCAACCTCGAGGCCATCGACGCCGCGAAGGAGTTTGACGATCCCTTCGGCGCTGAGACCGCGACGCTGCTCTCCGCACTGTTCAGGCTCGAGGAGATGAACCTGTTCGGCGGCAACCGCACCGCACTGGTCGACGGTACCTCCGATGGCACCGCGGCAGGCGTGGGGACCGGCTCGTACACGTCGGTCGCCCACTACGTCGTCACCGCCCTCACCTATCAGGGCACGCTCGCCAGCGCCACCTCCGACCCTGTCAAGGGTGCGGTCATCGCCAACGCGAAGCTCGGAGAGTCCGTGGGCCAGGACATCACCGCCTCCAACACCGGTGCGTCGCAGCTGTGCGCGAAGCTCGCATGGAACCCGGTCCCCGGTGCGGTCGGTTACAAGATCTACGCTGGTGCCTCGGCTGCTGCTGCCGCGCTCGTGGATCCTGCCACCCAGCTCGCCCATCCGTCCACGTCCTCGACGGTGCTCGGCACCGCATGGACCGTCCCGACCGGCCAGACGTACATCACCGAGACCGCATGTCAGGTCTACGGTGGAGCGGCCAGCGGCGCGACGCACGGCACGGCGGACGGCACGGCCAACGCCAACCAGTACGAGGGCTACATCGCCTGGTCGCAGAAGAACACGATCTACGGCAAGGCCCTGTCCCAGAACCACTTCACCTACAACGCCGCCGGCAACATCCTGACCCCCACAGGCTCAGGGATTGCCGAGTTCGACTACATCCTGCAGAACCTGTGGTCGAGCCTCAAGATCAGCCCGACACTGGGTGTCGGCTCTGCGAACACCATCGCGGCCGTCTCCAACGCCCTCATGGGCATCAACAGCGGCTTCACCAACCGCATCGATCTGACCGCCGAGCGCGGCCGGTTCGTCGGTGGTGCGTACGTCGGTGGGTACGTCAACAAGTTCGCCGGGAGCATGCTGGACGGCCAGCAGCCCTCGATCGACTTCTGGGCGCATCCCGAGTTCCCCGACGGCACCATCCTGTTCCTCACGGAGAAGGTGCCCTACGCCTACTCGCGTGAGTCCCGCGGATGGGCGCTCGACGTCCGTCGTCCCTACACCTACTGGGACCTCGCACGCAGCGGCATAAGCTATCCGTTCTCGCTGCTCGTCAACGAGACGCTCAAGTGCTACCACCCGACGGCGCAGAGCTCCATCGTCGGCCTGAGGGTGCAGTAACCGAAGCCTTACGTGACCCGAAGCGGGTAGCCTCTCCACCCCATCGTGGGCGAGAGGCACCCGCCGGGTCACGGGGTGTGAAAGGAAGCGTCACATGAGCATCCCGTTCCTCACTCCGGCGCCTCTGCCGGTCAAGGTCACGAACGTGGCCGACATCACCATCGGCGTGGTCAAGAACGAGGGCACGTCCGACGGTGGAACCACATGGGTGCCGGAGTCCGTAGACGCTTCCGGCAACCAGAACGTCAACGTCGTCTCCACCGCCCAGATGGGCACGCCGGTCAACGGCATCGGCAACTACGCCGCGGCCCAGAGCGACGTCGAGCTGATCGCAGACCCGGGCGCCGGTAAGTCGATCCACATCACGGCGCTCTCGATCACCAACGACGCCACGCTCGCCATCACCGTCAAGCTCGAGGCCGACACAGCGTCCGCTAAGACCGCGCTCACCCCAACGTACAAGATCCCGGCGAGCGGAGTGCTGAACCTGAGCTTCGGTGCCCAGGGCATCGTCGCCACCGCACACAAGAACGTCGGTGTCGTCACGACCGGCACATCGAACTTCACCGTCCACGCCGTCGGCTACGCCGTCTAAGGAGCGAGCCATGAGCAAGAGCAACACCGTCCCGAACGACAGGGCGAAGGTGAAGGGGTTC